TCACTCTGTTCGACCAAATCTTGCTTCGTGCCCGTGAAGTCGGCCCGATGCTTGACCCGAATATCGTGACCGTCTTGAACACTGAGCGTGGCGAAAAGATTCAGATTCCGAATCTTTCGACCTACTCGGTGGGCACGCTCACCGCTGAGGCAGCAGTCTTTGCGGAAAGCGACCCGACATTTACCAGCATGGTCGATTTGGAAGCATTCAAATACGGAACGCTTTTCCAAGTCAGCCGTGAATTGCTCACTGACTCTGGCATCGCATTAGAGCCATTCTTCGCTGAGCAAATCGGTAACGCTCTCGGTTTCGTCGTGAACACCGCATTGACCACTGGCAGCGGTTCATCGCAGCCGAATGGTGTTGTCACTGCATCGGGTTCAGGCATAACTGGCGGCACTGGTGTAACTGGTGGATTCACTGCCGATAACGTCATCGAGTTGGTTTACTCGCTCGATGGTGCGGCACGTCGTTTGCCCGGTTTCGCAATCATGGGCAATGGCACTGCCATCGCAGCCCTTCGCAAGTTGAAGGACACTGCCGGCAACTACGTCTTCCAGCCAGCTTTGGTCGGTGGACAGCCAGACAGCGTGCTTGGTTACCCATTGCACGAAAACCCACACATGGCATCGCCAGCAACTTCGGCGAAGTCACTCATTGCTGGACACTTCAAGTCTTACTACGTCCGACAGGTCGGCGGCATCAGACTTGACCGAAGCGATGACTTCGCATTCACGAATGACTTGGTGACTTTCCGTGCCACGATTCGTGTCGATGGTGACCTGCCACAGACCAGCCACATCAAACACTTCATCGGGAACGCGCCTAAATAGACTCTGACTCGATGAAATAAAGCGTGGGGTCGCCGGCGGCGCAGGGCTGGCGACCCCACTTCCTAACTGCGAAGGAACAAAGTGAACAAAAATGCGAATAAGCATCAAAAACACAGTAATCAATCTGCCGGACGAAGTGGCATTGACCCTAATCAAAGATGGCATCGCCCTGCCGTATCAACAGACCACAATCGACCAGCGCGAATCTTGTGGGTTAGTAATGCGCCGTTCGCCGGAACAGGCTACGGCCAACAAACCGCGCAAGTCATCGAAAGGCTGAAACGAAACAATTACAAAGTAGCAGTTTCATGTAACTATGGATTAGAAGCCGCCATGAGTGAATGGAACGGCTTCACTCTGTATCCGCGTGGCTATGACATTTGGTCGAATGACGTGATTACGGCCAATGCAGTGAATTGGTTCAACGGTGACCCAGCCGCACCAAATCTAATCATCACGTTATTCGATGTTTGGATTTTCAAGGGTGAGCAATGGGATAGGGCTAACAAAATCGCATGCTGGACGCCAATCGACCACATGCCCTTGCCGCAGATGGTGGGCAAATGGCTGGCAAAACCCAACATCGAACCAATCGCCATGTCGCAGTTTGGCGTTCAGATGCTCGAAGCCGCTGGATTCCGTGACGTTATCTATGTGCCACACGCGATAGAAGCCACGTTCAAACCAACATCTGAATACAAATCACCCACAGGCACGATGACCGCCAAAGACCTGACCAAAGTCGATGATGACCGATTCATGGTCTTGATGGTGGCGGCGAATAAGGGTCAATCACCATGCCGCAAGTCATTCCCCGAAGCATTTCTGGCTTTCGCGGCATTCGCAGAGAATCACGATGACGCCGTGCTTTTCTGCTACACGGAAGACACAGGCATCATGCAGGGCTTGAATCTTCGTGAACTGGCCGCAGCTTGTGGAATCAAGCCGCACCAAATCCAATTCATCAACCAATATGCCTACCGACAGGGCTTGCCACATGAAGCAATGGCGACGATTTACACACGTGCTGACGTATTACTAGCACCATCGATGGGTGAAGGCTTCGGCATTCCAGTCATCGAAGCGCAGGCATGTGGTCTGCCGGTCATAGTCAGCAACTTTTCATCACAGCCGGAGTTGATAGGCGACGGCTGGCAAGTCGGTGGGCAGGTCTGGTGGGATTTTGCCCAGAAGGCATTCATGCAGACGCCAGACATCAAGCAAATCATCGTGGCGTTGAACGAAGCCTATGAAAGACCGCGTGAACGCAGTCAGACTGCGATTGACTTCGCATCGCAATATCTGGCCGACTATGTGTTCGACACCTACTGGAAACCAGCTTTGCATCGGTTGATTTGATGATTCCAGCCCTAATCGTGCCGGTTTTGACTAGATATGAGTTGCTGACCGACTTCGTGGCACGAATTGATTACCCAGTCGCACAGTTGGTCATCATCGACAATGGCAACCAGAAACCATCGATTCAATCTGACTTCGTGGAATCAGTGAGCGTGGTCAGCGTGCCGTTCAATCTTGGTGTGCCTGCCAGTTGGAATCTAGGCATCAAGGTCACGCCTTTGGCTAGTTACTGGCTCATCAGTAACTTCGATGTGGCGATTCCGGCTGGTGGCCTGCAAAGAATCCATGAGCAAGCCAAGACTGATGCTGTGGTGCTGTCAGGTGTGCCGGGTCGATTCTTCTGTTTCACAGTCGGCGAGAAAGTCATCGAGTGGGTCGGTCTTTTCTGTGAAGGTATTTACCCTGCCTATTTCGAAGACAATGACTTTCATCATCGTTGCAATGTGATGGGCATTCCAGTCATCGATTCCGGCGTGCAAGTCGAACATGCCAATTCATCGACTCTGCATTCGTCGAATGACTTCATAAGTCGAAACAATGTCACTTTCCAGAGCAATGAGGCATTCTTCGAGCAGAAGAAAGCATTGGGTGACATAAGCGCAGGCGAATGGAGTCTGCTGACAGTCAGAAAGAATCGCTGGACGTGATTGTTTACACAGGCGGCACGTTCGACATGTTTCATAGGGGTCACGTTCGATTCTTGAAGGCGTGCAGGGATTTGGCAGGCGAATCCGGGCTGGTGGTAGTGGCTTTAAATCAAGATGACTTCATCGAGCAATTCAAGAAACGCAAACCCATTTGCTCATTTGAAGAGCGTCACGAAGTGCTTTCAGCCTGCCGATACGTCAATCGGGTCATTCCGAACTGGGGTGGTGCTGACTCGAAGCCAGCCATTCTGAACGTCATGCCAGACGTCATAGCCATAGGCAGTGATTGGAAACCGCCACGCGACTACCACGCACAGATGCAATTCACGCCGGAATGGTTAGACCAGCACGACATTCGATTGGTCTTCATAGATAGGGATTTGGACATTTCGACCACACAGATTCGGGGCAGATTTGACTGAGATTGTGGTCGTGGCTACCGCGCCGGGTCGTGAACATTGGCTGAATGATTGTCTCAAATCAATGCCGAACACCGACGTCATGGTTCTAAGTGACTTCACCTTCGAGCTGGGCAAAATCAAATGGCTTAGGGATAACACCACCATCGACAGATTCTTACTTGTGCAAGACTCAATCATCTTCAAGAAAGAAAGCCTAATCGCAGACCTATTCGCCACAGAAGGTTCGGTCTGTCTTATCAACTGCCCCAGACGTTATGGCTGCTATTTCGGCATCTACGAAATGGACGTGATTCGCATGATGGACGTGCCGACAGTCTCGACTAAGGCTGAATCAATCCGATACGAATACGAATGGAATGAGTCGTATGCGACCAACGCTGGACAGGTAACCATCGCCTTCGATGACCTACATGACAGCATGGCAAAAGGCGTGGTCGAGCATCACGGCAGGCCGAATCTGTTGATTGAGAATAATTACGTCATCAAATACAAAGGCGACTGGGGGCAGAGAATCGTCACATGGTGATTGACGCCATAACCTTCGGCGGCGAAGTGGACATGCTCGAAGGGCGAATGCATGAGCTGATGCCGCACATCGATTACATGGTCATCATTGAGTCGAATCGCACCTACACCAACAGGCCGAAGGTCTATCAGTTTCTAGAACACTTTGACCGGTTCCAGCCGTTCGAAGACAAGTTTCTCTACCAGCCGATCTGCGGGCCTGGGTCGAATGATGCGTGGGCGAATGACTATCACCAAAGACGCTCAGTCGGCGCATTCTTATCAAAGATGGGTCTTGATGAAGATGACGTGGTGTTTCTGTCCGACACTGACGAATGGTTCGACCCTGCCTTGATTCCACAGGTCGAGAATCTGGTCTATGCCATAAGGCTCAAAAAGTTACATATGAGCCTGCATTGGTTTCACAAATGGGAAACATGCGGAATCGCTGCCAAGTGGGGCAACTTGAAGGGTAAAGACGTCGATTCGTTGCGCTGGCAACGTGTCACGATGCCAACACTCGAAGGCGGCTGGCACTTGACCAGCATGGGAAGCCACGAATATCTGGTGAACAAAATCAACTCATTCGCCCACCAAGAATTGAATTGGGCAGGCGTTGAGTCTGAATTGCTTGATTGCTGGACTAATGGTCACGATTTGGCTGGTGATTGGTTCACCGAGATAGACATTGATGCCACGTTTCCGCAATGGGTGAAAGACCGAAAAGCACCTGCCGCTTGGTATCGTAGGCGGCATGGAAGATGACACCAAAGAACCTGACTGGGGTTCAAGCTTCGAAGATGGAATCGATTACGTCTTGGATTCGGTAGTAATCTAAGGCTTCAAAATTAGGAGTTTGAATGTCTAACTACACCACAGGCTCAGCAGTCAAGGCGGCTGCCAGAATCACCGACAGCGTGGACGATGCGCTAATCACAGCGGCAATCGAATCAGCCAGCCGTCTGATTGATGGTTATTGCGGCAGGTCATTCTTCGCTGGTGGCACTGCGGTCAGAATCTATGCAGCCAGCAATGACTTCATCGTGCAGATTGATGACATGGCTGGCACGGCTGGTCTGGTTATCAAATCCGACACGCAGGCAAACGGCACATTTGACACCACATGGACTTCAACTGACTACCAACTAGAACCATTGAACCAAATCGCCGATGGTCTGACTGGCTGGCCTTACACCACGATTCGAGCCGTAGGCGATTACTTCTGGCCAATGTCGAACGGTGAAGCATTGGTGCAGGTCACATCGAATCAATGGGGTTGGCCAGCGATACCTGACCCAATCGAACAGGCATGCGTCATTCAATCGCTGCGAATCTTCAAGCGACTCGACTCGCCGCTGGGAGTTTTGGGCTTCGGTGACTTAGGCGTGGTTCGTGTAGGCCGTTCACTTGACCCGGACGTGGCGCAGATGATTGACCCATATCGCAGAATGCGCGGCATCTACTAGTGGCATCAATCAGCCAACTGCGCAGCGGCATCGCCACCAGACTGGCGACAATCTCTGGTCTGCGAAACGCCGCAACGATGCCGGCGCAACCAAATCCACCAGTCGCTATAGTCATTCCACAGCGCGTGTCTTATGACACGGCATTCGCGCGTGGTGTGCTGACCTATACCTTCACGGTGCAAGTCATAGTGGGGCAGGTAAGTGAACGCATCTCTCAGTCACTTCTTGACGGTTTTGCATCTGGCAGTGGCACTAGTAGCATCAAAGTCGCCATCGAAGGTGACAAGACTTTGGGTGGTGTCGCCAGCGACGTTCGAGTGAGTGAGATGACCGCTTACCAGTCGATTGTGGTTGGCGAGATTACCTACATGGGTGCAGAGTTTGAAGTCTCTGTGCTAGCAGATTAGGAGAAACGAAAATGGCAGTATTCGCAGCAACAGATTACAAAGTTACCGTGAATAGCAATAATCTTTCTGACCGTTTGCAATCAGTCGAACTCTCGCTGGAAAGCGACGATTTGGAGACCACTGCTTTCGGTGACACTTTCAGAACCAGAGTCGGCGGATTGAAGACAGGCACAATCACCTTGACCTTCTTCCAAGACTTCGCAGCAGGTGAAGTAGATGCGACTCTGTTTCCGCTTTACAACACCATTGCGACTGTGGTGATAGTGCCGACCAGCAGCTCAGTTTCGGCTACGAATCCGAGCTACACCACGAATTGCTTGGTGAACCAATATTCACCTTATTCGTCATCGGTTGGCGACATCAGCACCATTTCCGTGTCATGGCCGACCACAGGCACTGTGACCAGAGGCACGGCATAACGTGAAAATGAACCTGCGCGTCACTTACGCAAGTGGCAAGACCGAAGAAGTAGTCGCGTCTGCGGCTGACTTGGTTGCATTCGAAAGCCAATTCAGCCGCAGCGTGGCAAAGTTTGAAACCGAGTTTCGCTACACAGACATCTGCTGGCTGTCTTGGCATTCACTCAACAGACGCAAAAAGACCACCAAATCGTTCGATGAATGGATTGGTGAGATTGATTCAGTCGATTTGGGAAGCGAGACTAACGAGATAC